TTCATGTCGATATGGTTTTAAGATTTACATTCTGCTGAAAATGGCCGTCGGGTCGAAATCCATGTTGCTGACGGCTTTCGTATATTCGCCGACCGCAAGTGGTTCGGTCGTCGCCTCGACCGGTACGGCCACCATTGCGTCGGCCAGCCGCTCGTACTCTTTTTCGCTGATGCCTTTGAGGGACGGAGTCCGCAGCCCGTGCTGTTCCGGAGCGACGCCGTGTTCCAGCTCCAGCGCGTGCGCCTCGATCTGGCGGCGAACCCGCTCGCGCTTGTTCGCATCGTCGTTGAACCGGATCAGCTCCATGTCGCCCGGCCGCTGCTCCTGAATGTTGCGGCGGATCGAAAGGTAGGGATAGGCCACCGTCTCGTAGCGCAGCCCCATCGGAGTTCGGGTGTAGAGCAACGCCCGATCCATGCGCTGCGGGTCGAACTTCACGAAGAACTCCCGGCCGGTATTATCCCGGCGCCATTCGTAGTCCGGACGACCGTCGGCGGTCAGCACCTCGTAGGTGTACTTTCGGTTTCGGTATTGGATCGTGATGCCGTCGGCCGTGAACAGGCTCGGCTGCTCGGTCGTCAGCCAGAACAGATCGATCATGTCGAACTCCGTAACCGGATCGGTGGCCGGATTAACGCTCGCACGGTACATCTCCTCGTGAGCGATCCCCGTCCGGTAGTGCTTCATCGCATTCCACTTGCGGCGAGCCGCAGCGTAGGCCGCCAGCATCTCCTCGTAGGTGAACAGCTTCTCCTTATTCGCCTCGAGGAACTCCCGATTGATCTTCCACGCCTCCTTCGAGGAGATGTTGCCGCCCGTGAATCGCCAATCCTCATGCAGCACCTGCTGCTGGAACCGGCCGAAGGCAGACTCGATGCTCTTCGACGGGCCGTTGTACGGCGCCGTCGGCCGATTGATGCGGCAGATGTTCGCGAAGAACTTCTGCGCGATCTTGCTCCGCTGGCCGCCCTGATTGTCCGTGACGATCTCGTAGGGCTTGCAGCCGGCCGTCTCGATGGCCATGCGGAAGGCGGCGAACTGCGCGTCGAAGTTCTCGCTGGCGCTGACCGAGTAGCCGAGCAGCGTTTCGCTGTAAGCGTCGATGACCTCATAGACCGAGACCGTGCGGATGACGGTCTTGCCATTCTCTACCGCCTTGTAGAACAGGTTGAGCTTCGTGCCGTCGCCGTACCACAGCGAGTCGCGCATGGTCGGCATCTCGGTCTTGTTGCGGCGGGCGTAGAGCTGCTTGGCTGCCAGCTCGCCATAGACGGCATCGTACCACAGCGGCTTGACCTCCGGCCGTTCGAGGTATTGAACCAGCGATGACTGCGAGGCGAGCGGCTTCCATCCGCGGCGCTCGGCGATGCGGTTGAACTCCTCGAAGAGCTGCTTGGTCGTGTAGACCGGAACCCGGCAGCGGCGCAGGGCGACGATCTGACGCCCGGCCGCTTTGGTAATTTTCAGCGTATTTGCGTTGCAGAACTTACCCGACACGAGGCAGGCGTAGCCCTCCTTGCGGTACTGTCGGAGTTTGTCGCGCAGGCGGGCCTCGCTTTTTGGGAGTGTGTGTCCGTAGGCATCGCGCAGCTCCTCGGCGGCGGCGAAGATATTCGACCAGACGACCGGCGTGTTGTTGTTGCGCGCGCGGCGCATCGCCTTCTGCGTGTTGAACATCTCCAGCAGGGCGTTCAGTACCCGGGCGTTCGTCGTGTATTCCGTTTGCTTCTCCTCGGGCAGATGCTCGCCGCTGGGCAGCAGGTGGTCGTGGTAGAAGCGCTGCGCCTCAGCGTCCATCGCAAGCGGCATTTCGTCCTGTTTCATTGTCTTCTCGGGATCACCGTATTTTTCCTCGAAGCGGATGCGGAACCGTTCCGGCAAGGAGCGGTACTCGATCAGAGCATACGATCCGAGTCCCTTGCCCGGACGTAGAACATTTACCCGGTTCCGCGTCACGAGATGATCGTAAGCACTACGACTCATTACCGCTTCGCCATCGTCCGACCGTGTCAGCTCGTGCATCGTTACTGCTATCGTATTTCCGAAATATTCCATCACTTCGTTGTTCTTGATCCCGCGCCGGCATCGCTCCGGACAACACCTCCGCGTTCGCGGGAAACCGACCTACTCCCAAATTTCGCCTATCTCATCAGCGGCCTCCGATACTTGATCCCTGACACTCTCGAGCGTACTGATTGCACTTTGCATTTTCTCGCCGCGTTCCGAATCCTGAAAGGGCTCGGGGAGATTGTCGTAAGCGGCCCACTCTTCATCGCAAAGAATATCCAAACGTTCGTAGATATCTTGCAGCTCTTCTCGAATCGCCTGAAGCTGTTTACGTCGGTTGTTATTCATCGTTTACTCATTTAATGAATCCGTGAGGCTTTGAGCCTCGAATACGATATTGCCCCAGTCGCAAATCTTGACGTCGGAGAACGTTTTCACGGAACAACCGTTCCGGCTGATATCAGCCGTGCTTGTGGCGTTGTCGAACTCTACTCGAACGCCGTTCGAGAAAGTCTGAATAATCCGCCGCACGCCGCTGGCATCATGCTCGAAATCGGTCTCGCAATTCGGCATGAAACCGTTCGTGACATCGACCTCGCTCATCACGCGACCACCGTCTTGCAAGGCCATGCGGCGAATCTTTTCCGCCAGCGCGCTCTGGGTCTGGAACGTCAAGGCAGACCACAGCGTCACACGGCTTACGCCCAACGCCCGACGGATGCGAGCCTTCTTGGCTGTTGGTAATTCGATATATTTCATCTCTGTCCTGTTTTAGTTTGGTTCTACATATTAGTCGGCCAACTTCTCTTCGAGATACCTTACATCTTCCTCCCAAAGGGGAAGCCCGCTCTTGATCTTGTATAGTGTCGCTGCTTTTCTCCCGATGAGCCTAACCGCTTCACGATAGAAATCCGTATCGTCATAGGCAGCAGCCTTGCCGAGGAGGAATTCCGCGAGGCTCGTTCGGTTCTGACGGGCGTCGTCCAGCTCGTTATTACGCTCCTCGAGCATGCCGTTCAAAACCGTAATGCGTCGATAATATTCCGCTACGATGGCGCTCGATCCGTGTTTCTTATACTCTGTACAGAACTGATCCTTGTCCATGTTCCCCGCGGCCATATACATAGCCTCTATCCGTGCGTACTCTTCCGATGTAACCGTTTTGCCCGTCCGATCTTCAAATTCCTGCTGTGTCATAATTTCAGTTATTTAATTCTATTTGTATCATATCGAGAATGTTGCTGGTCACCATGCTATTGACCGCCAGAACTGCGCTACCGATACCGTTCTGTTGCATCCAGCGCTTCGCCCGGTTCATTGCGGTGACTTTGCTCGAACCATCCGGAATAAATGCATCCAGATCGTCGTAGTCGTTCGTCAGTAGTTGGAACCAATATCGTTTCATCGCCGGGTTATTTTACTTCATTGATGATCGGTCGCAGGGAGCAGCCGTAAGCTGTCACCAGAGCGTCGGACATGCGTTTCACGAAGGAAGCGGACGCTTCGAAAACAATCCCGGATTTCTCCGTATAGCAGAATGCAATACCCCGCGTAATCAGATAAAAGCAGACTTTGTTCTTGCTACTCTGTGTCTGCCACGTTTTTAGTTCCTCTTTCATATCCATGATTCAAAATTTTCACTACCTTTATAGCGCCTTAATATGTTAAGACGATGCAAATATAATACGCAAATGCGAATATTCAAAATAAAACGCGAATAATTTTCGCTTTTGCGAATAATTTTGAAACAATGAATATAAACGCCCGATTTGAAGAGATTATAAATTCCTTATATAAAGGGAATAAGCGAGCATTTGCGCAGAGCGTTGGCATATCGGCAACTGTCGTGGAAAATGTAGTTGGGACTCGAAAAGGAAAACCGTCATATGATGTTCTTGAAAAAGTATGCGCAAATGCGAATATATCCGCCGAATGGCTACTGACCGGCAAAGGTGAAATGCAGCGCGCAGAAGATCGACAGTTGGCCATTCCCGCCATCAAGGAGCAGTTCTCCCTCCGTACAGATCGCACGATTGGAATGCAGAGCGTCCCGCTGTATGAACTTGACGCCACCGCTGGACTGGTGGCCCTCTTCGATGGAACGACCCGACAGGTTCCGGTCAGCCATTTGCAAATTCCCGACCTGCCGCCGTGTGACGGAGCATTATATGTTCGCGGAGACTCTATGTATCCGCTTCTGAAGAGTGGAGACATCGTATTATATAAGGAGATTCCCTATACCGCGAGCAGTATATTATGGGGCGAAATGTATCTACTGTCGTTCACGCTCGATGGCGAAAATTACATCACCATCAAGTACATACAAAGGGCAGACGACGACCGTTTCGTTCGGCTCGTCAGCCACAACCCACACCATTCACCAAAAGAGATTCCAGCAGACTCGATCCGCGCGCTGGCATTAGTAAAGGCGAGTGTAAGGTTCAACACGATGGGATAAAAGTGTTCTCGCGCACTTTTTTCAAACAGCAAACAGCGGCAACTTGAACGGTTGCCACTGTTTTTTAGACGATTATACAAAAATAAGCGATTGAAATTTGTAAAAAGTGTGTCATTAAGGGGGTACATATACCGCCATTTTCCTGCATTTTTGCACGGTTTTCGGTAGTTAAAGGTTAGTTTAGGCGCATCTCTTTTTCACGTTTTTGGCAGTCTTAATGGCTGTTTAACGTGGATATTTCGTTTTGAAACACGAAAAAACAGAGGCAGTTTTAACGGCCGTTTTTGTGGCCGTCTAAATCTCAGATCATAGAACATGACTGCCGAAATGGCAGAACGACCTTACTTTGTTTGGTGAGGGTTTGAACGGCCGTTTGAACGATAAAAATACGATACTCGACCGGCGGCATGACGGCCTCACCTATACACGCCTGCCAATGGTTGAAATCGCGGCGCAAACGACCTTCGGCACAAATCCGACCGACGCTTGCAGACATCAAAAAACCTCCGAATTTTGGCCGTTTCTGACCGTTTTCGGAGGCGATGTAACATCAGGGGTCGAACACCTCGTTCAAATCTCGTTCGAATGTAACACGAAAGTAATGTTGAAGTAACATTTGGTTTCGCGGCGCATCTGGGGGTATCGTGCTGCTAACCGTTTGATATATACCGGTTACCTATCTTTCTGTAGCTGCTCTTCTTTTATACATTTGGTTTTATCCCCCGTATGCGGCTAATTTATCAGTGTGTAAAGACCAGGGAGGATGTGCAGTCATCTATAACGAACAACGCAAACAAGAAGAACGGGATAATTTAGAACTTCGCAATTTAAAAATAAGTAGGCGCGAAGCGCATTGGGCTATTGCATTAGCTATCATATCTATTTGCGCCTCTCAATTTTGGGGACACACTATTTTTGAATGGACTTGGATTGCAATGCAAAAAATCAGTAAATTACTTTTTTAATCTGTCTTGATTCAATATTCTACACAGAACATTGTTTAATCCAGTATAAGTATCACCTGTCAATTCAATATTAGTTCTGCCCCAAAAACGAACAAGATAGATCAAATACACAATCAACGCGATAATCACGAATAGCAAAATATAAATCCCGATCATAAACTTCTTTTTTACAAACCTCGGAACTTTCGGCACAACTTCAAAAAAATAGGCTCATTATTTTGCGGGGG